GTACTCCAACTAGCAATTACATCTCCCCTTTCAATCTTAAGATTGACATCACTTGGTTTGTATTCAGCAGCCATTAATCAAAAAAATCTTCTTCTTCATGTAATCCAGTATCTATATTATCTATTTCGCTCTCTTGTACATTACTTTCCCATTGATTAATCTCTTCAGCTTCTTCAACTTTAGTATCCAGTCCTCTTAAGGCTTTCATTAGATCTTTAGTTCCTCTAGATTTAATTCCAGACGATCCGCTACTTGGTGTAACTGAGGTTGTTCCTGGATTATATATTTCAATATCTCTACTGATCTTTTTTAAACTTTCCTCAGAAGCCATTAGATACATTGTTTGGCTTTTTACAATATCTAATAAGGTTTTTTGTAGATTTCCTAACACTTCAAACATACGAGGGGTCATATCCCCATTGTCGATGTTGTCCAAAAGAGTTGTGATCGCTTTTTCAGTCGTTTGCATCTGATAAATCAAAGTACTTAGGGAAGCTTTATCAATTTCAGCCTTCGCTTTGATATAATCATGCTGTTCAATAATATTCTCTGAAAGATAAAACTTTAACAAAGAATCGATTGTTTTCTTTGCTTTTCTTTCAGCTATACCTTTAATATTTTGATATCTCGTTGGATAGGATTTTTCAGGAGAAGCTTCAACAAGATCATCAATCGATTCATCTGAAGTTATCTCATCAGGAATAGACATTAGCTCATCGAAATTCTCTCTAAAAGCTCCTTTAAGTTCTTCATTTGGCATTTTAACGTGGGTTGTTAACGGTTGGTAATCTAAGTTCAGGAGAAGCATTATCAATTAAAAATGAAAGCTGATTGTCCTTTACAACATATTGAGAAAGTATTAAAGATTGCTCTTCAATTTGAATTGGATCTTTAAAGATTCTAAAATTAGTGAAATCACCCGATGATCCTAAAAGTCTCCATTTTGAAGCAGAGATTGAAAAAGTACCACCTAGTACTTTCGTTTCTTGGTAAATATTACTGAGTTCACTTGTCATTGTAGCGCTGGCCATCCCAGTTCTTGCAGTAGATTCCCAAATAAACAAACTGATTTGATTAAATTCGTTTGAAATATTCAGCACAAAGGCATACCAATTGGATTCTCCCAATAGAAGATTTGAGGATGATAAATCAAATATGCAAGTCTTTGTTGAAAACTTTACAATTACAGCACTTGCGGTGTATGTTAAAGAAAACGGAGTAGAGGAACTATTTGCATACACAAAAGGAGTAACCTCCTTTTCAATTCTATATCGTGGATTGGTAAATATTGAAGTAACAAAATCCTTCTCAATACTAAACTCTGTAGAACTTACGATTTCTTTTACTATCTGTATTCCATTATAATCCTGTGTTCCAGCTATTCGTATTATTGATCCAACAGAAAGCGACAAGGTTGAAGAAACAGTAAATTTAGCAAGTCCTTCTGGTGTAGAAGAGATTGAGGTTATCGAAATGTTAGATGATAAAGCATTTACATATTTAGGTCTAACCCAAAAAGTGAATGCCCTGTTGTCGGAAGTGGTTATTCCATTTTCATATCGATACTCCACTGCTATTGTGTTTTTCGTTAAACTACCAAGTTCATACAGGTATTTGGCTACTATTGTGTAATTGTTGTAAATTTTTTCAGGCTTAATTATAAGCTTTTTATCAAGTATCCTTCTGACATAATCGTTTGAACCCGTACCAACGGTTCTGTATTGATCCGGTTTTCTAACTTGAGTTTCTTGCAGTTCAGCCTCTTCACCAAAAACAGTTTCCAGATTTGATATAAGGGAATTTACCTCTTCTTCGATATTTACATCACTGTAAGAGATGTTTGTTCTCTCTTGATAAACTGTAAGCACTACTCTCCAATAACTAGATTGATACATGAAATCATCCGAATCTGCTATAGAGTTGACTTCATGCATTTCGTTCATTTTTGGAAAATAGAGATAATCTCTCATTTCCGGCTTTGAGCCTTTACCAAAAACTCTTTCAAACTCAGTTTTAACAATATGAACTTCAAAAAGAATTGGAATGTCTAATCCAAGCGGGCCAAACGAAATGTTTTTAGTTGGTAATTCGTTATCTGGAATAAGAATTTTAAGATTATTACTGCTATCTATGACATTAAATAGAGAGTACTCTTTTAGTATTACGTCTTTAGATCGCTGATCGGCAGCAGTTTTATAATAACTAACACAGAATCCAAACAAATCACTTACAATCTGACTGAACTGATTGTAGTTGTTATTTTGAACTGAATAAGGATCCCATGGTTCCGCTCCACAACAATCAATTACAAGATTGGCGCACGGATCATTTGAGTTTCCGTTGCAACAATCATATTGAGGCATTTGTTCAATTGTTCCAGCTGAAGTTACAACCTCAAGTGATATCGAAACAAAGGTTAAAGAATGGCCGCTTTCTAATGCAGAACATGTGTATTTGTACTGAATCCAAAAGGGTTGAGTTGGATCAAGCAAAAGATTTTGCAGATTAGCATCTGTCAAATCAACGAAATCAGAGTATACAGTGTTATCCTTGGACCACCTGAATTCCTTAATGAAATAGTTTGCAGTGTCTTCACCCTCGACTACATCAACGTAGCCCTGTACACTAACTACGTTTGTGTATGGAGAAGAAAGACTTATAAGAAGAGAATCCCCTACTGCTGTAACTGTGTTCCCAGTAACCGCCATTTAATAGTATCATTTTTTTATATATTCTTAAACAAAGTCAGTCACAATGATCAAACTCGTATTGTCCTCTTCAAGCTTCTCTTCAATCCATGAAAAAAACGCATTAAATACAGGAGCAAATTTTCCGTCTATAGCATCCTCTTCAGTTTCCTCCTCATACTTTACAAGTTGATTTACAAGATCTGCTGCTTTAATTTCAACAAAATTCTTACGAGAGTTTTCAAAAATACCAAGTTTAAGCATTACTTCATTGAAAAGTCTAATCTCATCTATGCTTCTTCCTTTACAGATATCAATCTTTCCTTGAAGAACTCGATGTTCAAATGAAATAATTTTACGATCTTCAGATTCCACAAGGCGAGAATAGTTCTTATCAGTGTTTAATGATATTACAAAGGTATCAAGCATTGGATAGTTTGTAAACATTGCATTTAGAAAATAAACAGTGTTTACCTCCTGTGGAGATGCATTACCCATCTCTTTGAATTTTGCAAACTCTCGCTTTAGTTTTGCATTCTTAACAAATATTTTTTTCAGCTCATCGGTCTGCACTTCGAATTTGCTTTCGTATTTTTTAGTATTTCTAAAATCTGCCTCGTTTCTAAGACATGTAATTATCAAGCCATCGATGTAATTGTAACGATAGAGAGTTATTTCTACTTTGGTTGGTATCTCGTTAAAATATTGTAGATCAACTGGCATTACTCTTTATCTCTTTTTCTAAAATTTTTAAATATGAAATCGTCTTTTCTTTGTTATATTTCAAACATTCCTGATATTCTCTCATTCCTATATGATTTATTTTCATAAACAAGGCAATAGTTTCATCACTTGGAACAAAAGTCTCTTTTGGTTTAGTTTGTGATTTTTTGACTTTTGTAAAAATCCACCCAGGTGTTCTCTTAAATTGAACTGTTACTCTTCTCCATGAGTCAGCTGCTCCTACTGAATTAGTACCTAATATATTAAAAAGATTAGCTTGAATAGGATAACGAATTGACATAAACCTGTTGAGCATAAAAGAATTCTTGGCTTTATCATATGAAGAAAGATCTTCATACTTTGGCTTCGAATCAAACATGACTTTTATGTAATCAAAAAGGTCCATATAATATGTATTAGAATGTAGGTGAAGTATTGTTTTTCTTTTTTATAAATGATAAGTCCTCATTGGTATCATCATCAAAAAAGCCTGATGTATTTACGCCCTTAGAGTGTTTAGTTCCATGCAGCAACTTTTCCATTTTACTTAAAGATTCAAAGTCAACAGTGTTTTTCCCCTGATCTAGTTTTTCAATCTCCTCAAACATCATATTATGAATACTATGAGGTATTGATAATGAACTTAAAACAATAAGATTTGAGTTTATTTTGATATTTTCCAATATTGTATCATAAGGCATCTTGGTTGCATTCAGATCTTTAATAACCAACTTACAGATCTCCTTTTGATAAGAATCATCAAAGACATAAGATTTATTAAAACCTCCAAACTTTTTAACAAAAGCTGATACTACACATTGAGCCTTTTTATCTGTAATTCCATACGTTCTCGTTCCGTTTTTAGTTGAAGTATTGTAATAATAAACAGATTTGATATTATCTCCAGAATCACCAGTGAGAATCTTTGCAAACACATAAGTATCTGCATCCATTTCATCAATTGAAAGATTTGAAGAAATTATAAAGTTATGTAGATCTTCTTTGATTTTATTGTGAACTGTAGACGATAGATTAAAAATGTCAACATCTTCTTTTACTTCAATCCAATCTAAAAATCCAGTTGGAACACAAATCCTTTTATGAGTACCTGAGTAGAAAAGCGTCTGACCTCCGGTTGATTTATTGTGTGATACAAGTTGCATCAAATCTCTATCTCCAGAGAAAACAATTGTGTTTTTTCCATCTAGATTTAAATAATTACTCCATGCATAGATCAAATCATCTCCTTCTGCACCTTCCATTTTATGAATGGTGACTCCTCTTTTTTCTAAAACATCTCTAAATTCAGAAGTAGCAGCCTTGAAATTCTCCCAGTGAATGTTAGAATCTGCCTTTCTATTCCCTTTGTAATCAGCATCTGGATAAAAATCCTTTCTCCAAGACTTTGAATCAAGCGTAAAAACAATCTCGTCTACAAAAGGTTTAAATTTTCTTATTTCAGATGCAAAATCAGTGGCCAATTTTCTTAGATAAACTCCAATCTCCTTCTCAGTTGATAGCGCCTGTTGTCCCTTTTTAGCAGGTGGTATTACATACAAAGTTCTAAATAAGAAATAATTGCCATCGATTAATAGTGTGTACTTTTTCATGCTTTGTTAATTATCATTTGTAATTCATAAATACAAGCAAGCATTGTAACGGTTGGATCAATAACATGATTTCGTTGTGCTTGATATTTTGCTACATTTACTGTTATTTCAGGTAAGCAACTAAGATACTCTGGCTGCTCAACCTTCATGTATTCGATCAACTCATTACCCAAAGAGGCAAGAACATCATCTACTCGATTTGAATACTCAGATACTAGAAACTCGTAATTTTTAACAGGATCTGAGTTCTTAAAGATAATTTCGTAGATGTCTTTATAAACACTGCTAAACTTCCTTATGTCATCAATTGTGATTTTACTATTTCCTTGTGAGTGAAAACCTTGTAGAACATTAAGCATGTTTCTAAGATCAGGAAACTTACGTTTAACCAATTCAAGAATAGCGTGTTTATCAATATCAAGTCCTTCTGCTTGAGAAATCTGAAAAAGTCGTGTAATATAACCTTTCATCAACTCCTTCTCTTCTTCCTTACTAAAATCAAAGTCAATCATCTCAAATCGAGATTGGATAGGATCGGGAACTTTGTTAATATAATTGCAAGTTGCAATGAAACGTGTATTCGTGCTGAATTGATCCATTGTGGCGCGTAAAGCTTTAAAAAACTGATCCGAAACACCATCAATCTCATCAAGAATAATCACTTTCATCTTTCCAGGCTGATCCATAAGACTCCTGTTCGCACAAAAGTCTGTGATTCTGTTACGAACAACATCAACGCTAGTGTCCGTACTTGCATTTATATACAAGAAAGAGTGACTAAACTGTTTTACAAGAGCCTTAGCTGCGCTTGTTTTGCCTGTACCTGGGCTTCCATGAAAAAGAAGATGCTGATAAACTCCTTTAGAAAGTTTGTCTAAAACTCTATTAGGAACAATCAAGTCATCAAGTGAAGCGGGCCTATATTTCTCAGTGAAAAGCAAATTATTTGCTTGCATGTTTTATTTTTTATATGACAGAAGAACTGTTAGTTTCAGAAGGATAAATATAGTATACCCCAGTCTATGAGAAAGACAAAGAACTTTAAAAAAGTAATAGTACAACCAGATCGTCACAAAGCGATAACGAGAAGAAACCAGAATTTTGTTCCAGCTACAAACGCTCATGAAAAACCAGAAAAACCAGCAGATGTAAATGTTACACAAATTATTCACAGAGTAAACAAAGAAAAAATAACAAGTGAAGATCTTGTAAAGTTCTCAAAAAACTATAAGAGAATTGGTAGAATAGATCCAATTTTCTTAGGAGAAACAATTTATATTGTAGGAGGAGGCCCTTCGCTGGAAGGATTTGATTTTTCATCACTAGACGATAAAATCACAATAGCCGTAAATAAATCGTTTCTACATTTAAAAAATCCAACCGTTATATATTGGTCGGATTATAGAGTTTACCGTTGGTATGAAAATGAAATTTTAGCACATAAAAATGCGCATAAGATAACCAATAAGCCTCTACCTGATAATGCTGGAGTAATTAATCTATTAAGCACTGGTAAGTTTGGGTTGGAAAAGGATCCACACGGATTAAGAGACGGAGGAAACTCGGGATATGCAGCAATAAATTTAGCATATCATTTTGGTGCAAAAAAGATTATCCTTCTTGGATTTGATATGAAACTTATAAACGGCAAAAGTCACTATCATGAGGGATATGATATAAACAAAAAGCCAGATTCTAAGATGTACGAAAGACTGATGCTGCCATCATTCGATTCTATGGCTGAATATCTTAAAAAAGCAAAGGTACAGGTTTACAATGCTAGCCCAGAAAGTTCAATTACATGCTTTCAGAAGATTGATCTTGCTCAGATTTCTTCAGTCTGAGTTCACGTTTCATAGAATTTCTTAAATATCTCATGTAATCCTGCTGTGGCTTCGATAAATGTTTTTTACAGTGATTTGTAAATGCAACAGAGTTCTCTTTGATTCTTACATCAACCGAATTTCCTTTACCAAATACATCGTCGCATTTAGTACAAAGGAAGTTGGAAGGTGTAAAGTCATCTATGTATGAAATTATATCTGTTGTACAGATAGCACAATTCCACTTTACCTGCTTAGAAGCTTCTTCGAGTCCTCTGTATAGAGTAATTTGATCGTTAAATGGATTATACCAGTGATGTCGTAACATCTTTTTCTCAGCCTCCATATCAGCAATTCTAAACACTAAGTTCACAAAAGAGTCATTCTTCATCAAAGGTCTTGCAAATTCACTATCCATCAAGATTCTATGGTGTCGAGGCTTTAAGTATTTAAAAAGAATATCAAACTTTCGTTTGAACCATCCGTAGTTTTTTCTAACGATTTTATATTTTTTATGCAGCATCCTTTTTAGCAGATTGAAGCTTATCGTAAATTTCACTTTCTATTCTACGAGTGTCCTTAACCCCTTCCTCAAAGTCTGCAATTTCTGCTCGAAGTTTTTCTGCTTCAGAATTTAAAGCATCAATTTCTTTACGAATCTGTTCTTTTTTCTGATCACTTAGTTTTGCATCTTTAAGCTGTGCTTGTTTTCCTGCTATTTTTTCAAGAATACCGTTTTGGCCTACAACACTCCTTCCGGTTAACTGTTCTTTCATACCAGAAAGAACAGATTCGTCCTGTTGGCGCTCTGACTTTATTCTTGAGTACTGATCCTCTAGATTTTCTACCTTTGCTGGCTTTTGTTCTGATGCTGGTTTTTGTGCAGCTTGTGTGAGTTTTTGTTTTTCTTCTTTGGATTTTTCTGCTTCTTTTACTTTAGCCTCTTGTCCAATTTCCTTTAAAGACTGTGCAGTCGCTGCTTCTCTTGGCTTAAGCTGACTTAGTTTATCTGCTCTCTCGTCTTTATCCTGAATTCCGGCTTCCGCGGCCTTAATCTTAGCACGCAACTTCAAAAGAGTTGCCATTTTTCCTAAACCTGCACTACTCCCCGAAAGGGTATCCATTCTATCGTTAAGAGCGTCTTCTTTGTCCTTTAAGATAGTAATCTTTGACGTTTTAAGTTTTTTAAGGGGTTCTTTTTTACTTGATTCCGCGTCTGCTATTTTATCATCAAACTCATCTTCAACTTTATATTTAGTTGTTAAAACCTGTGCAAGTTGTTTAGCATTGTTAGTAAGTTTTGTTGCAGCAATAGGATTCCTTACAAAATCAAAAAGACCTTCATTAATAACAATCTGTTCATCAACTGAGATCACCTGAAGAAACACCAGAGCGTCTATTTCTTCTGGTGTAAGATCACATATATCAGCTTCATTAAGTGCCTCTAGTGTCTCCTTTCTTATTTCAGACTCAAGCACTTTATATTCTTTAAGAGATAGGATTTTCATTTTTCTTCAATGTCTTTTAGTTTAGTGTAATACATAGGATCTTCTGCTAAGTGATCCATTGCAATTTCGCGGGCTGGGCCTTCATCTTCAGTGTGTTCTAATTCAACTTTCATTCCCATTTCAAGCTCAGATTTAATATTGTCAAGTGAAACTGAATGTTTTTTCGCCAAATCCTCTAAATTCATACCAGAAGATAATCCTCCTTTAATAATTTCTTCATTAAATAAGGAAAATGATAATATATTTTTCATATTGTATATATCCATAAAAATAAAAAAAGGGGACCGAAGTCCCCTTTTCAGCGATATTTCACTAAGATTAAACCATAGAGTATTGTCCGAAGTCAATCTTGAAGGTTAAGTACATAGTTTCAGGGTGGAAACCAGCATCAACTAGAGCGAATCTAGACTTAACTGCAATCTTAGGAGCCATAGTTCCTTCAGCGATTGTTTGTACTGATTCAGCCATTAAGTAAGGCATGAATACAAGACCAGGAGAGTTACCATCACCTTTTCTACCTACAGCAACTCTAGTGTCAGTCCAACCCATGTTAGGATCAACATAGATTGAAACACCAGCTACAGAACCGATAGGATACAAAGAACCACCATTCTGATTTACTGTGTTAGAAAGAGGATATGGAGTAAATCCTGCGATGTCCTGAATAGCAGAAGCTACTTGACCGTTTACAACGGCGAAGTTAGCAGCTCCTCTTCTACCTCTGATAGCGATAACGTTGGTAGCAGCAAGGATCTTAGAAAGGATTCTTCTCTGCAAAGTACCACCATTGTCACCGTTCGTTGGAACAGTGTATGCGGTAGTAATAGTAACAGGAGCTCCTCCGTTTTCACCAACACCAATATTAACAGCAGCCGAACCTGACGTTGCATTCAAAATGAGGTTCAAGTTAGTTGCGTTAGTATTGTAAGCATTAGAAGCATTGGTAACACCAAGTCTAAAGATTCTCTCAAGGATGAGTTTGTTGATTGACTGGGTCAATTCGTTAACGAGTACAGCCTCGATTTGAGCAACTGCATCGATACCAAACTGCTTAAGGTCTTGAACTTGCTCTCTAGTAACAGCAGCGGCAACTTGGAAAGTTTGAGCCTCAACTGATTTGTTGAAGAGAGAAAGACCCATAAGGTTATCAACAGTATCTTCACCTTCTTGTCTCAAGTAAGCTTCGTTAGAAGATACATTGTTGAATCCTCCAGATACTGAGGTGTTCTTGGCGAAACCTCTACCAGAGAAACCAGTGATGTGATCTTCAAGAGCCTTTACTAACTCAGCAGAACCTGAAGAAAGAGAAGCGATCTCTGTTCCAGCACTACCTGTAGAGTTGGCGTAAAGTGCGCCACCAGATACAGTAGCTGCGATGGTCTTAGAACCAGCAGCACCGTTATCAGCTCTGTAGTTAACAGAAGCATCAGAAGTGTAAGCGTTCACCTTGAAGATGGGGTATCCATCGATTCTAGAGTTACCTACATAAGTAAGAGTGTAGATAAGTCCGGTTGTGCCTGATCCTGAAGTACTATCTCCTAAGAAAAATACTGTGTTGATGTCAGAGTCGGTAAGATCTTCACCTGTGTTATAGGTAAGAGCTAATTTGATCATCAAAGGAGATTCTACTGAATCGAGTCTACCACCTTGGTAGATGAAGTCAAGATAAGTAAGAATTCCAAGAGGACCACTCATAGGAACGACGGGAACGAGATCTAAACCTACAGTCTGAGCAGCTACTTGCATAGCAAGTGGAAGAAGACTGAATGGCTTGTCGCCAGATCCGGTTGGTTGGTTAGAGAATTGAGTGGTTAAGCCTGGGTCACCTGGGAAGGTAACTGCGCCCATACCATACACATTCATGTTGGGGTTGAGGTGAACGGTGTTATTTACGTTCTCAGAAAGTTGGTGGAAGTGGCAGTACTTAGACATCCACGACAACTTGTTTCTATCCGCAACTCCAGTAGCAGATTCGATGATAGGAGCCCATGTCTTCACTACCTCTGTCTCATTGATAAGTTGATTCATGATAAATTTATTTTGTTTTTGTTTTTTTTTAATCTCTTCCGCTTTATTCTTCTTAGCAGATCATATAGTTATATATATGTTACTTTTAATATTTTTAGAATTCTCTACCCATTTTTCTTGCAACAGTAGCTCTGATATGCTCTAGATATTCGTTAGAGGATTCATTTACAGGAGCATCATCAGCTGCAAGTTTACCTTCATTAATTGTTTGAAGATTCAACTGAACCGGTCTTAGATCTCTTGTTTGCCAGAAATTGTCAATCTGGTACTGAGTGTTCAGTGGGTAGTAGTTGCTTTGAGCTGAAATTGAACCTTTTTGAGATTCATTTAGAGCTTCCCACTGCTTTCTGTATTTTTCTGGCATATTAGTGAAAACGTTAAGCTCGGTGGGTTTGTTAATAAAAGTTGACTCCCAAATCATTTCTACATCACGAGATCCGAAATATTTGTTGTCTTTAAAAGCCTCAACTAAAGCAGTTTGTTTATCTTCGCTTAAAGATTGAAACTCGTTTCTCTTGCCCTCACTAACAAATCTTAAGAAATGTAGCTCTTCTTTCTCCTCAACTGACTTTTTAGCCTTTGCACTTTCAATTAAAGTAGCAAGCTTTTCTTCAACACCTTTCTTATAAGAAACCGATTCAACAACAGGCTCAGTAGCATCAGCAGTTTCGCTAACTTCTTCGCTAGATCCAAACTTGATTGAAGCACCTTCAACAATCTTATTTATGCTTTCAGCAACATACTCTGAGTAATTACCTACGGTTTCCAGGTTCTCCTTTAAGTAATTAGTGTAACCAATAAGCTTATCAGCATTTTCTGCCAAATACTCTTGGTATCCAATAGATTTGTCGAGGTTCTCTGCTAAATAGTTAGCATATAAGATATTCGTATCAAGGTTCTCTGCCAAATACTCTTGGTATCCGATAGATTTGTCAAGGTTCTCGGCGATATAATTTGAGAAAGAAATATTCTCGTCTACATTCTCAGCCAAGTAGTTTGAGTACTCGATGCTCTTATTAAGATTCTCAGCTACATACTCAGCATATGCTTTAACCTCCCTAGACTCAGTAATAGTAGTATCTAGGTTCTCTGATAAATACTCAACATATTTTTGCAGTTTGTTGTAGTTTTCTGCAATATGCTCAGTATACTTAACAAGTTTTTCCATTTTAGAAGCATTTTCATTAGAAGATTTCACTGCTTCTTTAATGGAAGAGATTTCATTTTTTAAATATTTTGAGTACTTATTAAAATCCTCAACAGAAACATTATTTTCCATAGTTAATTCATTGTTTTGATATTTATCTTTGTTATCTTCGTTTTCGTAAGATTCTTCAAGTTCATAGATGTAAAGATCAGAATCATTAGTGAACCCGTAGGATTCATTTACTCTTTTTAATTCAGCATTCTCAAATCCAGGATCGGCAACAAGATCATAAGTGAAAAGCTTTTTAATTGACACCTTTCCGTTCTCATCAACATTACCAGCAGCTCTTGAGCTGATATGAAGAGGAATTCCGTCCTCGATTAATGCTTTAGCCTGTCTTCCTTTGTCGGTATTTAATAGTCTGATACGACCCATAACCTTCTTAGTTGTAGGATCATACTCTAGTTTTTCAATAACGTGAGAAACATTTCCTAAAGAAATATCAAAGCTTTTAGGGTGATCTAATTCGCCCAATAGCTTAGAAGTTTTTACTTTCTCTTGAAGATCTTTAATGTGAGGAAGTACCTCAGTTTCCTCGTAGATACGATTGTTTTTGTTTTTTACACCAATTTCTGTAAAAACACCTTCGAGAACAACCGAGCCATTCTCAGATTTGGTATCTAAAGACGAACTTGATCTCTCAATAATGAGCAGATTCTTATCAGACATGCTTTTTATATTTTTTTTATATATTCTTTGTAAATAGTATTTTATTTAATACTAAATGTCGAGATCCAAATCGTCCGATCCGATATCATCCCCAAGCTCATCTTCTCCAGATTCTTCTTTTTTGAATTTATTCTTTGATTCGCCTGCTATAATTTTTTCAGCGTCTTCTTTACTATATCCTTCTTTTTCTAAAGATTCCAATTCTTTAAATCTTTCGTTATTTTTCAAATCTTCTTGTGTAAACCCTCCGTATCTTTGTACTAAGAAATCTAAATTAAAGAATGGAACATCATTCATATCAGCATCCTGAGTAGTTAGAGAATCTTTAACATTAGTTATAAAATCAATTCTTTTACTTGCCAATTCCATGGCTTTCATTTCTTCAAAGACATTTTCCTTGTTAAACTTAATGGTAAAGTTTGATTTGAAATTGAAATCATCTCCTAACGCAGGATTGTCCAAAACCATTTGAATATAGGTTGGTTTTACAAGAATCTCCTGCCAAATTGATCTTAAACGATTGATAAACTTTGAGAATTTTATTTCCTCTCTTAACAATCCTTCTGCAGCAATCTCATAAGTAGATGGACTATCAACATCAAATCTGCTGAAAGGGATTTTAGAAGCAAGCTTTAGTTTATCAGAAAAATACTTCAAGGTTTCAGTATCCGAAAGATCCGGTCCATCTCCACCCATTGGTTCAATCTGAGGCTCTTCTCCGTCCTTCGAAGGTAACCAATATTCTTTTGAAAATTGCATCATTGGTTTACCATTCACAGAGAGCTCTCCAGAATCGTAATCAAAATCAATAACTTCACGATAGTTATGCATTAATTGTGAAAGAGATTGTTTTGCTCTTGTCTTTGATTTACCACCAACTGGAATGATAAATTTCATTTTCCAGCTTGCATTTGTAACAGCCCAAATGATTCTTGACTGTTCCATGATTCTTAAAAGATTGAAAGATCTAACAAGTCTTTCTGCGTATGAAACCCTGTTTGGTGAGTTTACTGATGAATAAGATATGTAGATAATCTGTGAATCAAAAAGTTTTCTTTCCTTTGCGCCTTGACCTTTATACTGAATCCACATCTTTTTATTAGTCTGATCATCAATAATAGGAAGTAAAGAAACCGGGTCAAGTTCTTTAAAACCTATGATCTGATCCTGTTTATCATTATAAATGATTTCAAAGGCAAGATAACCATCAATAAGCCATTTTCTGTAATAGTTCCATGCACTTAATCCATCGGTAAATCCAAAATAAGTGTAGATCTTATTATAACACTCCTGCATAACCTCCTTTATCTCAGTCTTTAATGGACCATTAAATTGAGGATATGCAAAAAAGTTTGAATCATCAAATACTACACTTTCATCTGTAATAGTGTCAAGTATTTCTTCAATCTCATCCTGTACTGCAAAAATTCTAAGTTGATCTCTCTTTTTGGGATAAGATTTATCGTAGAATGAAATATTTTTCTTTAACGTAGTATCAGCCATTGAAAGAGCAGCGAATGCGTAGTACATATCGTCGCTATCTGCTCCTGTTGGGTTAAAGGTATAACCCATTTTGTCCTCTGAAACGCCTACAGCACGAGAGTTTCTGATAATCATATCATCATACTCCATACCCAGTCGACTGAGTTGTTTTAGTCTTTTGGTTACAAAGTTGTCTCTACTAAGCGTACCTTTTCTGTCTGTAAAACCAGCCATTTAGTGTTTTTATTTCTTATTTATTATATATTGATAAAACTGAGAATGTATCATAGTGTTGCTTTCTCCTATAAAAGTATCTGAATCTATACAAGCCATTTTGTGCCAGTTTTCATAACTTATTACTTTAACATTTCTACGACCAGGTTTTAAGTAATCCCTAACTGCGTACCCAGCGCCATAGCGATCAATTAATGGCTTTAGTGAGTAGTAATCAATATTTAATGTTGATTGTAATCTTGCTTTGAGCTGCCTCTGACCCTGTGTTGCAGCATCAAGTCTTCCATATATCGCGGTAACAACCGCATTCAGGAATTTTTTCCTTACTTCAAAGGGTAAAAATCTAATATTCAGTCCCAGATCTCCCGTTCCCTTTTCATCAGATCCTAGAGAAATAACTATTGGGTTTGAATCATAAAGATCTCGCGAACTCTCTAAAGTTGGGTAATAATCAAAATAGTAAAGTTTACCTGTAGTAAACCTGTTTGCAGATACATCACCAACCTGAGGATTTCCCTCTTGGATCATATCATCTATCCAGTCTTCCGATGCTTTGCTGGCTTTTTGTGGTGATCTGTATGTGCTAACAAGTTCATCAACTGCTCTTTCAAAAATGTTGATGCTACTATTGGTGGAATTTACGCCAGCATAATTGAACATTACAACAATTTACTATCCTCGGTCAGTAGAAGAACTTTGTAGTTATTTACATCTGCAAACTTCTTGAGAGCATCTATTTTACACATGTTTGTAACATATGTTTTATATGCCCATTGGTAGTTCTCTAGTGCCTTTTTTGTTTTTTTCTTGGGTTCAGATGGTTTTTTGAGTTGTGCTTTTGGTTTAACCTCAACCAAATAGTTTACTAAGCTGTCTCCTCTTTTAATCTGAATAAAGTAATCAGGGTGATAATTATGAAATTTGTTATCGACGATGTTAAAGTATTTGATTGATATTGGTTCTGAACTCCATTTCATAACTCTTTCATTCCCATCACAAAAAATCATAACCTTTCTCTCCCAACTGCTTCTATAAATGATTGGTAAAGGCCCTACATATTTAAAAGGGTTCACTGGGTTGTAATAACCTTGAGTGAACCCTGAATTGTGTGTAGGTTTTATGTTTTTTATGCTCATCAGATGGTGTAAATCCCATCAGAATTTGCTCCTCCATCTATACTAATTGTTCCGGCATATTTTTTGGGATGAAGAGTGTTCCAACCCTTTGCAAATCCTCTTTTAGCGATTTCAGTATAGTATGCAAAGGCGTTTTTACTTCTTTCCGGGTCAAAATTTTTCCAATATCTCAATAAATCTAAATACGCGCTTGAAATACAATCTTTTCTATCTTCTGGGTTTGAATATCTCATCTTAGTAGATGCTCTTTGTGCTAAAAGTATTAGCATTTCTTGAGCAATTGGAGTCAACTGACCCTCTTCCTTTGATTTGATAATTTCTAAATAAAGATCCTTATTTTTGAGGTAAATTTTTGGTTTTGCCATTTTTTGATTATATTAAAGAGAAACCTCTACTGCTTTCTTTTGAATGGTTCCTTTTTCTTTACCATCAATTGACATAAACGCAATTGCGTCATTTTTACCTCCACTTGCAAATGCTCCGGCATCTACTAGAATCTTATCACCTTTTTTGTATTTTCCAAAAGGCATTGAAAGGGTTGCTTCGATAAAGCCTTCGTCTTCAGCCTTGCCTTCACTTAAATTAGAAAGTTTAGAGTAAATCTTCTGTAACTCTTTTTCCTTTTCAATGATTTCACTTTCAATGATTGACATTGCTTCAGAGAGTTCTTTAGAATCACCAACATTTGCGAGTACTGCTTTGATCTCACCTTTTTTAGAATTCAACCAAGAAATTGCTTCACTAAGTTCATCCTTTTTGTTTTTTAAAACTGCAACTTCCTTCTGTTCGCCTTCAAGTTTTTCAAGTAAAATCCCAGAAAGATCAAAGTTAATAAATTCATTTACAAGCTCTTGTGCATTGATTGCACCTTTAGCTTCAACTAATTCGTTTAAGTTGTTGCCTAATCTATTAACGTAAATTGATTCTTTAAGATTAAAAATATTTACTTTTGATTTATCAAACTTAGATCGAAGGGTAGTAATAAAATCTAACTCAAGAATCTTATCAAGATTCTCCAATACAACACAAATGTCATCAAGTTTTGACATTTCATTTACGTGAATAAAAGCCATAGACATCAAATTGTTTCTAAGCTCTTGGATATTTTTGAACGATAGTTCAGCTCCATCGAGTTTACACTTAGATTCTTTTAAGTCAATCAAAAACTCTTTGTTTCTATTATATGTAGAAAGAATATTCTCATTTACCTTGAAAATGCTCAAAGATTTTGCAATAGAATAAAGCAGTGAAGATGGATTTTGATCTCTCTCAAGTGTAGATTCGGATAACTTATAAAAATATCCATCTAAATAGAAACCGTAGCTTTCATCTTCGTTTAGAACCACTGGACCAAAAGATTTTTCAACAATCGCTTCTGCTGTTTCTAGAATTCTATTGTTGATTTTTTGAATATTTTGATCAACAGTAGATACTTCTGGAATCCAAGTGTGAGTTTTAAAATTGTCATTAAAACCTTCTAAGATTTGAGATTCTTCTAAACAGAAAAAAGTTTTAAGAGATTCGTAAACGTTTGTATGAGCTCCACTCATTTTCTTCATTGACATAGAGCTGATTGCCGCCAAAATATTATGAGCTGCAACGTTTTCTTTTAGATATTGTGAGCTCTCTTTTACAAACTGAGCAACTGTCTCAATGTTAGTAGCAGAAAGTTTAGAAACAATCTCAACACTTGATTCAATCAAGAGCTTTTTGTAAGCAAATTTTGCATCAACACTTGCATTTTCGTTTGACTCTAAAACGTGCTGTAAAAAGAAGCTGTCAAACTTTCCTTTGATTGAAAGCAAAGTATCCGATGCTTGTTTAGAAGAATAGGCAAAGCTTGCCTCCTTTTGAAAATTAGAGACACTTTCTAGCAAGTCTTGTAATTTGCCTCTGAATTCAAAAATATCTGTATTCATTATATTTTGGTTTTTTTCTGCAACAATTTTGACGGTGTGTAAAACGGGTGTATCAACTGAAACTTTATAAGCTTCGGATGCGAAACTTGCTCTTTCCTTTGGTACTCCCATACCAACTAAAATAAAGAATACCTGATTTGAAGATTTTCCACTTTTGTAGAGTTGCTCTGTAATATTTTTTAAATTGTTCTTACTATCAACAACATCTTTAATAGATGGAAAATATCCATTCAAATAAACTCCGTAGTCTTCGTTCACAGTATTAGACATTTTATCCGTATTTTGTTTATATATCGATTTCTCTATTGTTTTTATATGGAGAAAAAAGATATTGTTTTAAGGCTGGACCTCATCATTTGAATAGGTTGGGCCAGACGGTCTTAGACCTCCAAGGTCTGCATCATTATTATAACCTTCGTTGCTAAAAAGCTTATCAACAGGAGCTTTATCAATGTTATCTACCTTGGTTTCAAATTTTTCCATAATATTACCAAAGAATATTCCTCCATCTCTGTACATTCCAACTCCATAGAGATTTGGATTTGCTGCACTGTCACGAACAATCTGATCAATCTCAGAGAGAAGAATTCCATTCTCAAAAACGGGTAAGTATGTTTGAGTTTCTAATGAAAAAGTTATGTTGTAGTTCTGTTTATCGTCTAATGCAAACTCAAAAAGTTGATCTCGATCAAATTGCTCTGGCAGCGAGTAAACGCTTTGAACCTGAAATCCACCTAAATCTACATAGAAAGTATTGTTTTTATACAGTTTAGAAATCAAAGATTCTGTGGCTTTAAACATCTCCAATATACTGTTCGTTACAACCGTGACATTAAAAGTCATAGTCATCGGAACAAGCTGGGTTTCCATTGCAAAAGTTTTTAATTGGCCATCATATTCTTTAGCGAACTGGGTTCGAACAAACTTGTTTGTTAGTTGAGCACTATCAATACTTGCGCTATCCAATTGGATCACACCTCTAGGAACTACATCATAATCGCCACCTGCCTTACCTTCAGCTTCAGCTTTAAATAAAAACTCGTCTAAAAGTAAACGCTCATTACCAGTAACAGAATAATAAAAAGGGATATTAATCTTCTTTTTTTCTGTTTCAGAAACTCTATTATAAAAATATATTTTCTCGCGTAACTCAGCCAACTGGGCTACAATTACATAGCGAAGTACAACATCGTCCCAGTTATATTCTAAATTATATGATGACAATTGAAATTATCTTTTCTTTATATATTTAGTCGATAATTTCGACATTGAATTCGCTAAACCCACTTTCCTTTTTGATTTCAATTCTTCTGTCAAAAAGTTCACTAGGTAGGACTGTGTGATTGATTACAAACGTGTTGAGTTTTATTTCCTTAATAACATCACTTAAAATTTCAATTATGTGATAAACTCCGCTAGCATCAACAGAACTAAAAATCTCATCCAGAAAAAGAATGTTCAGCCCAGGAAAACGTAGTTTAAGCAGTTTTATAAGAGAAATAATGATAACAAAGTCTGCCTTTTTTCTTTCACCAGTGCTAAGAGTCTTTGGGGATATCTCTTCTCCAAGATGCATAATATGAGAATCAAACATATCATCAAAACGTATGTTAAAATGAATATTCATTTTTTTGCTCATTGCTGCAATATGACCGTTTAGAGCCGGCAGAATTGTTTTCATAGCTAAGTTCTTAATACCTCCCTCGCCAAGAGCATCTTCCAATAAACTTAAAAAATAGTCATCGTTTTCAGTTCCCATTTTTTGGGTTTCTTTCTTTCCCTGTTTAGTTTCAAACTCTTTAATAAGAGATTTCAGTTCAGCTAGTTGGGTTGAAGGATCCGCTTTAACAAGATCTACAAGCTCTTTTTTAATACCATTGATGCTTGTCTCAAACGATGATACTTTTTCAATCAGCTTCTCGTGACCTTGCTTAGATTTTTGAAGGTTTGCTTTAACTTCATCTATTTCTGATTTGATAGATTTTGCGTTTAATACTGTATTCTGTTTTTTCTGATTGAGCTCACCTTTCAAGTGCACATGAAAATCAGTAGTCAAATCAGATTGGCAAGTCGGACATTTCTGTTGTGCATACAGTTCGAGTCTTGAATCAATATTTTTGATTTCATTTACATCTACACTTAAGAGTTTCGTTTTGGATGAAATCTCAGTTTCTAATCCATCCAAAATAGTTTTAAGCTTGTCCTTCTTTTTTGTCAGCTCAACACGCTCGGTGTCAAGGGCTCTTACACTCTCTGAAAGTTCTTTAATCTTCTCTTGATTCTTGGCCTTTTCCTTTGATTTAAGATTTTCCAAACGAGTATTAATGGTGATAATTGATTCATTGATGCTGTTTAGCTCGTCCTCAATCGATTTAATCGACAGCTTAATTTCTCTACGCTCAAGTTTAATCATCTCTCGCATATCATTAATAAGACTAAATCCAAAAATCTTATCAACAATATTCTTTTTATCGCCAGGAGTCATTGTCAAAAATGACTTGAAATCGTTCACAGAAAGTATGATGACATTTTTATAAACGTGATATGGAATCTCAAACAACTCTTCCTCAAGGTAATCTTGAGTGTTCAGCTTACCGGCTCTGTCAAACTCGTTTCCATCAACATAAACCTTAAAAATAGAAGGAGAGAGACCCCTGACTATTCTTACGTGTTTTCCTTTGGTCTCAATCTCAATCTCACCATACAGCTCTTTATTGATTCTGTTCGGTAAATCAGTGTTCGACATTCCGTCAACCTTACCGTACAAAAGAAATTTAATTGCATTAGCAATAGAGGACTTACCGGCTCCATTGCTTCCCATTACAAGATACAGATGACTTTCCGAATCTTCAAAATCTAGGACTTGCGTAACATTACCGTATGAACAAAAGTTTTTAAAAGTAACTTTTTTTATCTTCATGCCTTTTCGTTTAAAGATGAGTACAAAGATTCAATCTTGGAATACATTTTTTCAATCACTTCTTTATCATAACCTGTTTGATCGAGATATCTTTTAGCAAGATTTAAAATATTCATGTTTTTATATGAAATTTCAATCTCTTCATCGCTATCATCAAAGTCAACAAATGCTTGATCCTCATCATAAATGCTAGGTTCCATTTTTCTAGCAGCCCCTTCAAGAAGATTCATTAATTTACTTATGTTGTATCTGCTTACAATTGTAGAAGGGATGTATAAATCTACAAAGTTACTTTTTACTTTATCTTTAAATTCTTCAAGGGTAAGATCATAGATTGAAGATATATCATATGTTTGGAATTCAGGAGAAATAGTGTTTTCAAAAAAGTCAAGAGTACCCGTTTCAAGATTCAATAGATATACACCTTTGATATTGCTTCTGTCGGATCGAGTCATATGATATGGATTCCCAACCATAAAAACGTTTTTTGTCTGCTGCCTAATATGAATATGGCCACTAAAAACTTTATCAAATCCTTGATAGATTTCGGCATCATTTCCAAAATCTTGCACGTTTTTAGGATTTGGCCCAAGTCTAAGTCCTTTTACTTCAGAGTGACAAAAGAGATAGTTATGAGTACCGTACTCTTCAAGAGTTTCCTTTTCATGGTCCGGATCTCTTCTCCATGGCATAAGCAAAGAACTTTTACCAGAGGGATATGTATGTACTATTGGATCTTTATGAATATGTATTTTGGGAATATATTTCAAACAGTCTACAGATGAAATGTCATTGCTATTTTTTCTGTAAATATCGTGGTTTCCTACAATAACATGTGTTTCTGGAAATATATCAGCTAAGGCCTCGAACACTCTGATTGCAAGATGTTGCGCCATTAAGTTAACACTTTGTCTATTGTCAAAGACATCACCCAGGTGATACAGGATATCACCCTCTCTATACTCTCGCTTAATTAGAGGAATGAAAAAGTTAAAAAAGTAATCCTCAATAATTTCCATCCACTCAACTGCATTTGATCTACAGCCTAAGTGCGTGTCAGAAACCATCCAAATTCTCTTAGTGTTGGTCATTAAAAAAGTTTTCTAATCTTTCTTTTTTCAAGAATGTTTGTGCTTTTATCCAGCTCCATGATCAATTCGTTCTTATACTTATTGCTTAGTGAAGAATAAAATTTATATGGGTAAATATCAAAGTAATCAGATAAAATAGAAAACACATCCATTTTACGGTGAGTAGTGTTAATGTTTACAATTATAAATGTGTAAACTCTATTAATCTGAAGCTTATTTAGCTTTTTAACTTTGTTATACTCATCTAAAACATTTAATTGAGCATACTCTGAGTTTTT